AAACCTCGCGGAAGTTATTGATGAGCGTTTCCTTATGGATATCTCTTCTGAGTTGTTGGGATATTACGAAGATGACAAAAGCAGCCGGCAAGAATGGGAAGACGCTTACACTGATGGTTTAAGTCTGCTAGGTATTAGGTACGAAGAAAGAGAAGAGCCTTTTAGAGGTTCGAGCGGTGTAACGCATCCAGTTATTGCAGAGGCGGTAACACAGTTTCAGGCACAGGCATACAAGGAACTGCTTCCCAGTTCAGGCCCTGTAAGAACACAAGTTGTAGGCGCAGCAACGCCAGAGGTTCAGTCTCAAGCGCAACGTGTTCAGGAATTTATGAACTACCAGATTGTTCACAGGATGGAAGAGTATGATCCAGAGATGGATCGTTTGCTTTTTTATCTTCCGCTTGCTGGTAGCGCATTTAAGAAAGTTTACTTTGATGACATGCTGGACCGGGCTGTTTCTAGGTTTGTTCCGGCAGACGATTTACTTGTTCCGTACAACGCAACAGATCTACAAAGTGCCTCGAGAATTACTCATGTAATTCGTATGAATTCAAATGATGTACGCAAGTACCAAGCTGGTGGCTTTTACAGAGATGTTGATCTTTTGCCTTACGAGCAAGAGGACGAAGTTCGTGAAAAAGAACGCCGTCTTATGGGCGTTGAAAAGACAAGTTCTGACGAACAGGATTGTACAATACTGGAAGTTCATACGGATCTTGATCTACAAGGCTTTGAACACGTTAACCCAATTGACGGGGAACCGACAGGCATTAAGCTTCCATACATAATTACAATAGACGAGGGAAGTTCTAAGGTTTTGTCAGTTCGTCGCAACTGGACAGAGGGCGATGATCTTTATCGTAGGATAGAATACTTTACTCATTTTAAGTTTTTGCCAGGTCTTGGTTTTTATGGTTTTGGCCTTCTTCACATGATTGGTGGCTTGGGTCGTTCAGCAACGTCTATCTTACGACAGTTGATAGATGCCGGTACTCTTTCTAATTTACCAGCTGGGTTTAAAGCTCGTGGAATTAGGATTCGTGACTCTGATGAGCCTTTGTCTCCGGGAGAATTTAGGGACATTGATGTTCCCGGTGGGGCTCTTAGAGAAAGTATTATGCCGCTTCCTTACAAGGAACCAAGTCAGACGTTGATGTCTCTTCTTGGCTTTGTAGTGGATGCTGGTCGTCGTTTTGCCGCAATTGCAGATATGCAAGTTGGTGATGGTAACCAACAAGCGGCAGTAGGAACGACAGTTGCTCTTTTAGAGCGCGGCTCCAAGGTGATGTCAGCCATACACAAACGACTACATTATGCACAAAAACAAGAGTTTAGGATGCTAGCTCGTGTGTTCGCTGAATCACTCCCTCCGATGTATCCATATAATGTTTATGGTGCAGAAGCAGCTGTTAAGCAGATGGACTTTGATGAGCGTGTTGATGTCGTTCCTGTTTCTGATCCCAACATCTTTTCTATGTCTCAAAGGTTGGCTTTAGCTCAAACACAGCTTCAGCTTGCACAAAGCAACCCTCAAATGCACAATTTATATGAGGCTTTTCGCAGAATTTACGAAGCGATAGGCGTGCATAACATTGAGGCCCTGTTACCTGCTCCCCAGCCGCCTCAACCAGTAGATCCAGCCACAGAAAACGCCGCATCTGTAAATATGCAGCCTTTAAAGGCTTTTCCAGGTCAAGATCACGATGCACATATGACGGCACACATTATATTTATGAAAACACCCATACCAGGGTCAACTCCACCCATTTTTGCGGCCTTACAAGGCCATTTATGCGAACATATAGCCTTAAAAGCCCGTGAAGAGGTCGAAAAAGAGATGATGGCGGTGCAACAACAGGTTATGGAGGTCCAAAACGCTGTTCAAATGGGTCAAATAGCCCCTCAAGAGGTCCCTCCGATGCCTGAAATGCCTGATCCAGAGTCTATGGTCGCTGAAAAGATCGCTCAATACACTGAAGAAGTGATGGCTGCGCTTATGCCACCGCCTGAAGGCGAACAAGACCCGCTCGTTGAGCTTCGGTCTAAGGAATTGGACATAAAAGCGGCAGATTTACAGCGAAAATCGCAAGAATTTTCCGAAAGACTAGTTTTTGACATGGCAAAAGAGGAATCTAAGGAAGAAATGGCCGCAGAGAAGATTGATTCCCAAGAAGACATTGCCTTGTTACGTGCAGAGGTCAATCGTGAGCGTATCCAACAAGGAACGGCTGGTAGAGGGGAATAATGGCAATACCTCGCGCACAAATTCATAAACAGTTAACTGGAGGGAAGAAAATGGCTATGAAGAAAAAAGGCGGTACTCGTCGCAAGAAAATGATGGGTGGCGGTATGATGAAGAAAAAGGGTTATGCCCGTGGTGGCGCGATGAAGAAAAAAGGTTATGCTCGAGGTGGTGTTAAGCATTATTAATGCCTTATTTGCAAAGCAACATCCCGCATTTTCATTGCTGGGTGCGACGAGAGTTTACGCATAACCACGAGAAATATCATGGAGAGTATCTTCATGCTATGGCGATTGCGGTTAACACAATTCCAGATCGTTGTTTAAGCTTTCAGCTTATTTTTACTGGTTGTGAAAGCGATGGTACGGAAGAGGAAAATGTTCACGGAGGAGCTATGTGGGCTAGAATGCCGATTACAGCCCTTGTAGCAGACACTCCGTTGGAGGAATGGCCAGAAAGAATGGTAACGCACCACGCGCAACCTTGGGATTGCAGTTCCAGAGATCATTCTGTCATACAGTATGATAGAACGAGTTCTAGCCCTTGGATTTGTAAAATTGATGGTGAGTTTTATACGGGTAAATATATGTTTACTGTTGATTATACAGGGTCAGATATAGCGGATGACCCCGCGCAGCACAAACAAAGTCATGTTATTGAGATTACTGATGCTGGCAAATGGACAGGAAACATTATAGCATTACCAAACAACAGGGTTAGGACAACAAGTCCAGCCTTGTGGGAAACAGGCGAAGGTGCTCCTGACTTTAAGCCTAGTCAGTGGACACATAGTGCAGAATCAGATGGAAGCTACATGGACCCATCTGTAACCTTTGACAACTTGTATAGTGAGAAACAGTAATGTTTCACGTGAAACAAAATGGCTAGGAAACGCGAAAAGCCCATAAGACGCACTACCAAGGGTAAAGGCGCCAACTACCGCAAAACCAGCAAAGGTGCTGGAATGACGAAGAAAGGTGTTGCTGCTCATCGTAGAGCGAACCCTGGTTCTAAGCTTAAAACAGCGGTTACGGGTAAGGTTAAAAAAGGAAGCAAGGCGGCTAAACGCAGAAAGTCCTACTGCGCTCGATCCGCTGGTCAGATGAAAAAGTTTCCAAAAGCGGCTAAAGATCCAAATAGCCGTTTAAGACAGGCCAGAAAAAGGTGGAAATGCTAATGTCTTTAGTTGAGAATATAAACAAGCGTAAAAAGGCGGGAACATCTCGTCCTAAAAGTAAAAGCACTGTTAGCCCTAAAGCGTATGCAAAGATGAAATCTGGGTATAGGGATGGCGGTATGATTGATCAAATGTCTGATCAAATGGATATGTCCAGAAAGGAAGCGGGTGGTCTTATGAATAAAGCAAGTATGATGAATGACATGGCCGGTTATAAAAAAGGCGGTTCAGTTATGGTTATAAGCATAGGGTCAATGAAACCCCTGATGCGGAACAAGGAAGAGCATTCAGAAGATAGTACTTTGATCAAGAGTACTGAGAACCAGGTTCGTGCTCGTCATTTTAATAATAACGGCGGAAAAGGAACATTCTGATGCCTGAAGGTGTAACATATACAAAACGGTCTGAAGCAGACGAATATGCTAGATCAGTTGATGGAACCGTTGTTCCAGTTGACAGGGACGGTGATGGAGAAACCGATGGGTACAATGTTATTGAAAAACAAACTACAAAAGACGAAGGCATAACAAGAGGCTTTACAACGGTTTACGGAGAAAGCGGCCCAGGCAGCATTGATTATGTAGGTTCATCAACTGACGAAATAGAAGATGACGAAAGTAAAGATGATCTGGGTTACAGACAAGGCGGAATGGGCTTTACTGAACGCGGCCCTATAAAGTACGCTAAAGGCGGAGCGGTTAAAGGAAAGAAATTTAGCGGTAGTTATTAATGGCAGACCCAACGACCTTTGCATATTTGTTATTAAAGAGTATACAAGGACGCATAGAATTAACACAGGATGCTATCCTGCACGGTTCCCCGAAAGATATGGAATCGTATAAGCAACTCATTGGAGAGCTTAGTGGGTTAGAATTTGCTGAACGAGAGATTAAGGATCTCTTGCAATCTTCGGAGGAAGAATGACCAAAACCTTATACGTGCCCGACCACGTCGCAGCGTCGAAAAATGCCGCAGTAGCTTCTGCGTATGTTGAAAAAAATCAAAAAGTTTTAGATCCTTCTCTTGTAGAGAAAAACCTTAAAGAACGCCTTCCGCAACCGACAGGCTGGCGTCTTTTAGTTATGCCTTATATGGGTAAGGCAATGACAGACGGGGGTGTTCACATCCCAGACGCTGTCATAGACCGTGAGGCTTTAGCCACGGTTGTTGCTTACGTTCTCCGGGTAGGACCTTTGGCTTATAAGGATAAATCTAAATTTGGAGAACCTCATAACCCGTGGTGCCAAGAAGGTGATTGGGTTTGCATAGGGCGTTATGCCGGTGCTCGATTTAAGATTGATGGTGGCGAAGTTCGTATCATAAATGACGACGAAGTTATTGCGACTATCCTAGAACCTGACGACATAAAGCATGTTTAACCAGAAAGAAGAAAGAAACCATGGAGAAAAGCCATGCCACCTGAATTAGACGAACCCACTATTGATGTTGGTGACGCCGAAGAAAAATCTACGGACGTTAGACTTTCTTCTGAGGAAGAAGTTTCTTCTGAAGAAGAGGTAGTTTCTGAAAAAGTTAGTGCCTCAAACGAGGAACTTGAAGAATATAGTTCTAACGTCAAGGGTAGAATTAATGATCTTACCAAACGATTTAGGGAAGAAGAACGTCAAAAAAAGACGGCCATAGAGTTTGCTGAGAATGTTCGTAAAGAAAATGAAAACTTAAAAACTCGTCTTGATAACCTGGATAAAGGGTATATAGAGCAATTCGAGGGTAGAGTTGATTCTCAACTGGATTCTGCAAAGAAAGCTTTAAAAGAAGCCCACGAAGTAGGTGATGTTGATAAAATTGTGGATGCACAAGAAGCTCTTTCACAGCTTTCCTTAGAAAGATCTAGGGTGAATGTAGCTAAAACGCCTCAACAAGAACTCCAACCTGCGGCTCCTCAACAAGCACCACCACAACCTGCGGCTCCTCAACCTCCCGTTCAAGCAGACCCTAAAGCAGAGCAATGGGCCTCTAAAAATGAATGGTTTGGTGAAGATGAGGTTATGACATATGCCGCTTTTGGGGTACATAGACGTTTAATTGAGGATGAAGGCTTTGACCCTACCTCAAATGACTACTACGATGAACTTGACAAAAGGATGAGAAACGAATTTCCTCAGAAATTTGAATCTAATCCTAAGTCTAACGGGGGAAGAAAAGTCGCGTCGGCTGAGTCTTCCAAATCCCGCAATAGAAGTGGACGAAAAACTGTGCGGTTAACCGCCTCACAAGTTGCTATTGCGAAGAGGCTTAATGTGCCACTTGAAGAATATGCAAAATATGTGAGGGACTAACCATGACTACTGAGAACACAACTCGCCAAGAGTCTACGAGAACGCCAAGAGCCAATCAAACTCGTGCAAGGCAAGCACGCAGGGAACCTTGGAAGCCACCGTCCATGTTGGACGCACCACCCCCTCCAGAGGGTTACAAACATCGTTGGATACGGGCCGAAGTTATGGGTTTTGATGACCGTAAAAACGTAGCAGCACGATCTCGTGAGGGATGGGAACTGGTACGTGGTGATGAATATCCTGATTTCGATATTCCGACCATCGAAGATGGTAAGCACGCTGGTGTTATAGGTGTAGGTGGTCTTTTACTTGCAAGAGTTCCGGTTGAGATTGTCGATGAACGCAATGATTATTATCAAGGCATGACTCGCAATCAAATGGCGGCGGTTGATAACGACTTAGCTCGTGAACAACATCCCGCTATGCCTATTAGCAAACCTGATAGGCAATCTCGTGTAACTTTTGGAGGTCCTGAAAACCAGGACTAGGAGAAGAAAATGGCTAATTCTAATGGAAGCTTTGGTCTTCGTCCCTTGAGCAAACAGGGCGGAGCCGCTAATTCCACTGGTATGACCCAATACTCCGCGTATGAAATTGCAAACGGCAATACCAATAAGTTGTATCATGGCGAGCCTGTGATACCTCTTGCTACTGGCTACATTGACGCTCCTGGAGCGGCTGCTGGTGGAACTGTTGGTTTGCTTGGTGTATTTCAAGGTTGTGAGTATGTATCGAGTACCACTGGAAAAACTGTTTGGAGTAACTACTGGCCCGGTTCTGGGGCAGATTCCAATCACCCGGTAAAAGCGTATGTCAACGATGATCCAATGCAGCTTTATGTAATTGCAACGGATGCTACGTGGACAAGTAAAGCTACGGCTCGTGCCGCAGTTTTTGCTAATGCTAACTTCTCAACTGCTATCACAGGAACAGACGCTACTGGTGTTTCGTTAGGTCGCCTTGCGATCAGTACGATTGCCACCACAGCTGCTCTGCAAATGCGTATAGTGGGTTGGGTCGATGATCCAGAAAATGCTGATTTTTCAGCAGCTGGTATCGGGGCAATTGTACGGTTGAATAAC